CGCCAGATTTACTCTAAATTTGGTGCTACCTTAAATAAGTCTGATATGGCATGGACATTCCCTGCTCCTGGGCAAGCAGGTAGTGGATACTCTAATGCTGGTGCAATGATATTTCTTGGTCAGTGTGAGAATGAAGATGATGTTCATAAATACGACTCGATGGAAATTAACCTGTTTACACCAGACGAACTTACTAGTGAAACAGAATTCATCTACCTCTATCTCGGATTTACCAGAGTCAGAACTTCAGATCCTACTCTACCAGCTATCATTCGCGCGGCAGGTATGCCAGGCGGAATTGGACATACCTGGGTTTCTAAACGCTTTCCCAAAGCAGCGCCATATGGTACGGTTATACGAGGAAGAGGGGGAAATCTTCGAGTATATATTCATGCTACACTAGCAGATAACCCACATATTGACCCAGGTTATAAGCAGTCTCTTGAAGCTCTTCCCGAAGCTGAGAGACAAGCTAAGCTATATGGAAACTGGGACTCCTACCTCGGTCAAGTATTCGATGAGTTCAGGGATAGACAGTATCCAGATGAACCAGAGAATGCTCTCCACGTAATTCCAGAATTTCAAATCCCAGAATGGTGGCCTCGTTTGGTCATTGGTGACTGGGGTAATGCTGCAATGACATACATTGCGTTTGCAGCTATCTCACCACAGCGGCGAGTTTATATTTATAGAGAGTTATTCTGGACTAAGACTAAGATTGAAGAGTGGGCACCATTTGTTAAAGAGTTTGTTGATGCAGAGAATCCAAGAGTTATTAGATTCTGCCAGTCTATTGGTAAAGAACTTGGAACTGAACATACCATTCAAGAACAGATTTCTAACGCGATTGGTAGACCAGTTGAATTATCAAAGAATTCAGCTGGCTCTCGCGTAGCAGGCAAGCAGTTAGTTCACGAGTATCTTAGGTGGAAACCTAAGCACGTATTCCTCAAACAAAAGACCTCGATATACAGTGAAGAAACCGCAATGTGGATTCTTCGCAATCGAGGTATGAGAGATTACAAGAGTTACATTGATTCATTTTCTGACCCAGAGCCAGAGAGTAATATTCCTAAACTTCAGATATTCAACACCTGTCCTGTATTAGCTGAAGCTATTAAAGCATGCTCATATGATAAGAAGAATATTGAGGACATTGCTGAATTTGAAGGTGACGACCCAATTGATACACTTCGCTACCTCTGTGATACCGCAGAGAACTACCTTGAATCAGCGGAGGGAGAGTTTAAGATAATTCAAAAACGTGAACAGTTGGTAGCGAAGTTAAATGCAAGCCAAGACTGGACTGGCTTCTATCGTAATATGCGAACATTAGAAGAGAACAAGACTAAGCCAGTCAGATTGTTTCATCGAAGGAGATTGGTGTCCTAATGCCCACGACACTCCTACCACTTGGTCCTCCCACTTTAATGGTGCAAAATCAAGTATATGCACTACCAGCGTCTCGTTGTTTGTTATTCACTGATACTGCTGGAACATACGAACAGTCTGCTATCTTAGCAGGTCCATTCATTGCTACTGTTGCTCTAGCTGGTGGACAGGTAGAAGTAGCTGGTGGATTCATTCGTTGCACCACTGCATCTCCTACTGTTACTTTAAAGAAGGCATAATGCTTCTTTGGTTACATCGTTTATTGAGTCCCCATTGTCCTGATTGTCAGTTAGCGGCAATGGAGAATAAAGTATGCCAGTCATGTGAAACATTAAAGATGCAGCTGTCAATAGCTAATATTGAAAAGAAACAGCTATTAGAATCTATTCTATCTTTGACAAGACCGGCGGAAGTTCAACCTCCTTCAGCTCAAGTCAATCCTAAGGACGCAGCTCCTAAGATGATGACTTGGAATGTAAGAAGGCAAATGCTGGAAGCTGAAGATAGAAAAAATGCTCAGGTGTTAGCTGAGCAAAGGAAATCTGCTGAGGATGCTAAGAAAGCATTTATAGCAGCAAATCCATTACCATCTGAGGCTCCATCAGCTATCATAGAAGACAGAACACAAAGTATAGAACAGTTAGAGAAAGAATTAGGTATCGACGAGGAGGTAAAGGAAAGTGCTTAGTCCTTTTGGTGGTCTCAAGAAAGTATTTGGCAGTGTTAATAAAACAGCAAAGAAAGTGGGCGATGGTGCTATTGGAACAATGAAAAGGGTAGCAGGTGTTGCCGAGAAGAAAAAGAAAACGGCAATTGGTCCACCTACTGGTGGTACTGCAATAGATAGAATGAGTGCTAAAAGGCCATTTAACAGGTCATCTGGTAAAGAAGCATAGGAGAGATAAATTGGCAAATCCATTTGAAAAACCCCAAGAGAATCGTGGTCCTTCTTGGGTGGCTCCAACAGTAGTTCCGGCAGCATTTACACCACCTACACCACCACTGGAACCTTCAGTATCAGAAGTAGTTACAACAATAAAAGTAGATGATAAAACAGAAAAGAAAGATAAATGTCTTGCTCGAATTGGTGAGATTCTCATTGAGCATAATAATCTTGAATCAAATATTCATCCTCGCCATGAATACTGGAGTCTGTTACATCAATATAGAGCTATGTAATGCCGAAGGTAGATAAGAAAGTACAAGACCTGCTCAAGCAGGTCGCTGACCACTTCGACCAAGAAGATAGAGCTGTGCGTGAACGCCAGTTGAGAGACTGGAGACGGCTCAAATTACTTTGGGAAGGGTTCTCGAGAGTTTGGTATTCGGAAGTAGCTCATGACTGGCGAATCTGGGATGAGAATGTAGTCAACTCAGATAACGACCAAGCATTCTACGATAAGCCAATTAATATCTTTAGAGCTTATCTTGAAAGTATTATTGCTGCTCTAAGTATTACTATTCCTGGGATTAAATGTTTCCCAGATGATGCTGATAATCCATTAGACATGACAACTGCTAAAGCGGGTGACAAGATAGCTTTACTTATTAGCAGGCATAATAACGTATCACTTCTCTGGTTACACGCACTCTATATTATTTGTACTGAGGGATTAGTAGCTTGTTATTCATATCCTAAAGAAGATGAGAAGTATGGTACTTATGAAGAACCTAAGTATGAAGAGCAAGAGGAAGAAGCATACATATGTCCTGCCTGCAATGCGAGGATTGCAGATGAGATAATGACGTTTAAGCTGGAAGATGAGTTTATGCCAGGGGATGAGCAAGTTCCTTTGCATGATGCAATCATTAACCAGGGAATGAAATTATGTCCAGAGTGTGCATCATTGCTGGACCCCAACCTACAAAAGTCTAAGCTGGTTGTTGAACGGCAAGTTGGAACAACCAAGAAGCCTAAATCTAGAATCTGTATGGAATGTTATGGTGGCTTATATGTTAAAGTACCTAACTATGCAATGAAACAGGCTGATATTCCATACTTAATGTTCTCATATGAAACTCATTATTCAAATGTCCTAGATAGATATCCTGACCTCCGTGGAACATTGTTTGCTGAAGGCAAGGTAGGAGCTTCAGCAGGAGGAATGTATGACCCATATGAGCAATGGGCCAGACTATCTACTCAATATCGTGGCGAATATCCACTTAATAATGTCACTGTGCGTAATTGCTGGCTTCGTCCGTCAGCTTTTGAGATACTTCAGGAAGAAGATGCAAAGCTACTAAAGAAAAGTTTCCCTGATGGGGCTAAGATTGTATTGATTAATGATTGTTATGCTGATAGTTGTAATGAAAATCTAGATGATTGCTGGACTATTATGTCAGACCCAATGTCTGATTATATTCACAAACGTCCAATGGGTTCTTTGCTAGTTAACGTCCAGGAAATTACAAGTGATATTATTAGTCTTGCACTACAGACTATTGAACATGGTATCTCTCAGACATTTGCTGACCCTGGCGTTTTGAATTTTGATTCATATAGACAAACAGAAGTATTACCAGGTGGTGTATATCCTGCTGTTGCTAAGACTGGTAAAGCCCTTGGTGAAGGGTTCTTTGAGACGAGGACTGCCACTCTCTCACAGGAAGTACTTCCGTTCTTCCAGCAAATTCAATCTCTCGGACAAACAGCATCTGGCGCA